GGTAAGGAAAGACGAACTGTGGAAGTGCCAACAGATAAAACAAATCTTATGGCGTACCTCAATTTAAATAGAGTTGGAGCTATGGCTGTGCAAGCCACGCCCAGTGCAGAGCCAACACCTGAGTTGTTATCTCCCCATGCCAAAAGTTGGGTGGCTTGGGCAATGGATAATTTAAAGAGAGGGCAAAAAGACGAGGCAATAAAAATGCTGAGGAAAGGTCTGTCAATTCAATCCGCTTGGGTTGAGGGTGATAAGAAAGACAGTGGGTGGGTGCGATGACGG